TTAGCCAGTTGACATGGGATCTCCCATTAGACGGCGCAATCGGCTTCAATGGTACAGCTACGCTTGGCTCCAAGCCTGTGCATAGGTTTTAATAGGTAGGTTGCCTGTCAACCATCCTAAATGCGTCTCTGTAAAGAGATACTATCTAGCCCATTCTTCGGAGTGGGTTAGAGTAGTATAGTTTTGACGCGGATAGGCGAAAGCCGACAAGAGTGTTGCTCACCCACTTTTCCGTAGTCTTTTAATTGGTGAGCCGTTAAAAGTGAGAGCACTATGAAAACAAAACAAATCACCCTCGAAAGCGGTGTATATGAATTACGTGAGCCTACTGTTGGAGTCTTATTTCCAATTATGGCTCAAATGGAGAAAGACCCTGCAGCCTTTCAATTAGGTCTCGTTAAAGGTTCTATCTTCAAAGACGGCGAAGCGCTTGGCGATGCAGTTAATGATCTAGGCATTAGTGAGTATATGACTCTAATGACCGCGGTTATTGAATTGTCTGGCTTAGGAGCAACCGCACCAAAGGAATAGACGACCACGAGTATGGCCTTCATATTTTAGCCGAGCAACTTCACACGCCAGTGTATGAGATAAAGCGAAACATGCCAATGTCTGAGTACAATAATTGGCTTGCTTATTACAAGCGCGTCGCCAAAGAGCGTGAGACATACGAAAAGCTCGGCGGTAAGAAAAATCTTTTAGACACTCCAACAGATCTTGTGAAAGGACTCACAGCATGAGCGATTCACCAGTAACATATAAGTTGGAAGGTCTTGAGCAACTTCTTAGCGCTATGAAGGTTCTACCTGAGTTGGTCAATAAGAAGATCGTGAGAGCTGGCGTTCGTATGGCCGGTTCTCGCCTTCGTACATATATGCGTAGAGCTGCGCCAAAAGGAGAGAAAGGTCTCCTTCGCAAGTCTATTACGATGAAGTATATGGGCAATAACAAAGTAAAGGTTGGACTCAACAGTCGCCAATACTATAAGGTTTTAGATGTAGGACGTAAAGCCTACACTCGTAAGGATGGCACCAAAGTAAGCGCATCGACTGGCACTTGGGATACTAAAGGCACCGGCATCGCTCAAACATGGGCAACTCATAAACGCGAAATCGCGGATATTATGATTCAAGGTATGAAAATAGAATTATTTAAAGAAGCTGGCCGTATGGCTGTCCGTGGTGGGTATAGAACAAGGAGATAGCAATGGCTGGACAACAGGATATAGGCGCACTAGTCGTCACACTAGAAGCGCAAACAGCTGCGTTTGAAAAAGGTATGGCGCAAGCCACTAAGTCATTGCAAGGATTTGGCGCCGCATCGAAAGCCGTTGAAAGTCAGTTAGGCGGTATTCAAGGCGCCTTTCTAAAGTTTAACGTAGCTACAGCCGCGCTGTCTACTGGCTTAAACATGATTAGCGGTGCGTTTGGCAAACTTCGTAGTTTTGCGACTGTTCGCGAAAGCCTAGACAACATTCAAGCGTCGTTTACGGCGGTGTTAGGTAGTGGCGAGCGCGCTGCTGATATGATGGAACGCGTTATGCGTATCTCAAACGAATTGGGATCAGATTTACCATCAACCGCTAATGCTATTCGAAGAATGGCAATCGGTTTAAAGCAGCTTGGATCGACAAACGATGAGATTGAAAGAATATCCAAAACCTTCTTAAAGATTGGTGCTATTGGTGGATCGATCGAAGAAGCTACTGCAGCAATTTTCCAGTTTTCGCAAGCGTTAGGCTCAGGCACACTTCGTGGTGACGAATTAATCTCGCTGTTAGAAAGACAGCCACTGATCGCGCAAGAGATTGCTAAGTATTTGCAAAAGATAGGTTTATCTGCAGATGGAAGCATTGGCTCTTTAAGAAAGCTAGCGTCTGAAGGTAAAGTCACATCTACACTGCTTAAAGAAGCGCTTTTGGACGCAGAAGAGCGTATAGCAGAAGCGTATGCTGGTCTTCCATTGAAGATTTCTCAGGCATTGAATAAGCTTAAAAATCGACTAGATCAGTTTTACATTGAAGTCAATAAAGAGTTTAAAATAAACGAAGCCATTGGATCAGGATTAAGTCAACTATTATCTGCTGTAGAGCCTGCATTAGAAAATCTATCTTTGTTTCTTAAAGACGTTGCTAAGAATTTTGAAGTAGTTCAGGCTATAGCGCTCGGTCTTGGTATCGCGTTTGCTAGCGTTTTGGCTCCAGCCATATGGTCTGTAGTCGCCGCATCGGCGGCATTTGCTCTTACTCCCGTTGGCGCCGTTATAACCGCTATCTCTGTAGCTGTTGTAGCTGTAGTAGTTTATTGGAAAGAATTGCGCACAGCTATTCTTAACACTGGCATAGCGTTATTAGAATACGCTGCAATTGCTAAAGAAGCCTTTGGACTTGATTCTTCTAATCTTAGATCGATGATTATTAATCTCGAAGCTGCTAAGATGGAGGTGGAACAGCTCGGCAAAAAGACCGAAGAAGTGCCAAAGAAACTATCTGAAGCAGAGCAAGCGGCTAAAAAGGCCGCTGAAGCCGCTAAGAAGTTTAAAGAGGCTGCTGGCAAATCTTGGGAAAGTTTTATAGAAAGCCTGCAAAAGGTTAGAATCGAAACGTCTTTAGTTGACGATAAGATTAAAGAGTTAGAGCGTCTGATTTCTACTGAAAAGGATCCGCGATTACTCAAGCAGTGGAAAGAAATGTTGGACCAAATCAAGGCCAGCTCACTTAGCGCCTTTGAGGCGTGGGAGCAAGGAGTTAAGAAGCTCAACTTTGGAGATACTACTGAGGACATTAAGAAGCAAATCGCAGTGTATCGCGAATTAGCCGCCGCAACTGATGATGTCGTGCTGTCTACTAAGTATCTTAATCAAGCCAAGCAACTACAAGAGGCGCTTGACCCGGCTGATACCGCCTTGCGCAAGTTTGCCGAATCAATTCAAAATACCACTAATCCTGCTAATGCTGCTGCTAAGGAATTATCTGAGTTAGATAAAGCTCTTGCCGCTGGCTATATTAGTTGGGACACATATGGTATTGCTGTTGAGAACGCAATGGCAAAACTTAGCGACACCGGTAAAATGGAAGAGACTAAGGATTTAATCGATGAGATGGGCGTTGCTATCGGCACAGCACTAAGCAATAGTGTTGGCGAACTAGCAGACGTATTCTTAGAAGCTGATGCATCTTTTTCAAAGTTTGCCGAAAATTTCTTAAAGTCTATTGCAAAGATGATAATCCAGTTAATGCTTCTTAAGACAATTCAAGCAACGCTTGGCGGAACTTCACTTGGCAATTTCCTTGGACTCAAGGCAAACGCTAATGGTAACTCCTATGACGATGGCACCGGTCTAAAGCACGGTGTTTACGATAAACCTACATTCTTTGCCTTCGCAAAAGGTGGAACGTTTGGCGGTCGTAGCCGTTTAGGCGTGATGGGAGAAGCTGGGCCTGAGGCCATTCTACCTCTCAAGCGTGGTGCTAATGGTCAACTTGGCGTGCAAGCTGGAAGCATGGCGGCCCCAGAGACTACGATTAACGTTATTAATAATAATGCTAATCAGAATGAAGTTACAGTCTCTGAGTCTGAGAATTCAGATGGCAGCAGACAGATCGATATAATGATTACGCAAAAGGTTAAAGAACTCTTTAACACTGGTGCTATGGATAAAACAATGTCAAGTAATTTTGGCGCTAGACGATTAGGATATTAACATGGGTTTAATACAGATTGGACAGCGTCCTTTATCCTTAGATGGATGTATGGCGTCATGGACCGAGAAGCAACAACCAAACATTATTCGCACTGCGATGGAGAATGGTACTATTAAGGTTCGACGCCGTACTACAGGTATTCATAAGCAAATCTCTTGCACAATCACATTGACCGCTGAGAAGTATGATGACTTTATGGAATGGTTCAATATCGACTCACAACAGGGCGTAATCCCAACGAGGATTAAACGTCCTCAAGATGGTGTAGAGATTGTTGTTAGATTTCGCGAAGCACCTCAAGTCGAGTGGTTGCAAAGTAATGCCTTTATGGTAACGATGCAATTCGAACAACTTCCTGGATGGGATGGTCTTCCACCTACTCCAATTCCTCCTGTCAATCTCGGTCCAGCATGGAACCGTAACGATGAGATATGGGATCAAACTACTTGGATATATGGAGAATTAAATGGCTAAGAACCTAACAGGTCAAGCAATTAAAACCACTTATGTGCAACTATTGCACGTAGATGGCGGTGTAAATGCTACACTAAAAACCGTAACAGACGGAGATGGTACTGATACTCCCATTAAAATGTCAACCGATGAAACACAGTTTCGTAAGCGTATTAAAGTTAATCGCGAATCCGGTCAACTTGAGACAATGGCAAACTTTGGTGACATCACGGCCATTAACAACCTTGGACTTATAGGCGTCGGCATTACTACTCCTTCGTTCTACAATAATAACTATGTTGGCGTACATTCGCACGGCGATACGACAGGCTCAGGCTACCGCCTAACAACTCGCGCTTCTGGCGTAGGTAACGTTGACGGTGCTGACCTTGTTTTAGAGCAAACTGGCGTACTATACTTATGGAACCGTGAAAACGCTTCGTTCGTTATTGGCGTCAACAATTCCGCAGCAGTGCAGTTGAATCCTGGTGCTACATCATGGTCTGCTGCATCTGACGAGCGACTAAAGGATATTACAGGTACGTATAGCAATGCACTGCAAGATCTGCAAAAGATTAAAGCAATCAAATACACCTGGAAGTCTGACGCTAGTAAGAAACAGAACGTAGGTCTATCGGCACAATCCGTACAAGAAGTTGTGCCTGAAGCCGTCGATCGTATTCAACTACGCAATGGCGATAAGACCGAGTATTTATCTGTGCGCTACACCGAGGTAATTCCTTTGTTAGTAGCCGCGGTTCAAGAATTAACTGCCGAAGTGAATGCACTTAGAGCAAAGGTAGGATAAATAGATGCCAGTATCTTCAGTCACAGCGAAGGTAATTAATGCCTCCATGACAGATGTGGCGTTTCTCTACCTTCTCACGATAACACCGTATGGCGGTGATCCAATCTATCTAGTGAATAACCTAGAAGAAGTGAATAGCCGCGGCAAGAAGTATCTTCCATATCCATTTGCGATGCAGTTGCCGGCCGATGACACTACCCGTGTGCCGTCGGTAACTCTCACAATTGATAACGTTGATAGGTTATTAGTACAAGCCATCCGTGCGCAGTTGCAACCTCCATCTATTAAGGTGGAGTTAATTACAACCTTAGATCCAGATAATCCTGAAAAGGTATTAGATTTTCTGGAATTAAGAGATGTCTCATACGATGCTGCTACCATCCAAGGCACACTTGTTGTGTCTAATATTATGTCGCAGCGTTTTCCAAAAGAGTCGTACGATCCAGTCTCATTTCCAGATCTATTCTATTAAAGCAAAGGTTATATGAACTCATTGATAGGAATTCCTTATAAGTTCCACGGTCGCACCAAAGATGGCGTTGACTGTCTTGGAATAGTTCAATTATTTTATCGTAAGTTCTTTAATATTTCAATTCCAGAATATTTATATTCACATGCCAATGAAAATGAGTCGTGTGAAACTACTATTACTGCCGGTCAGTTTGACGGCAATTGGAAACCTGTTACAGATTTACAATACGGCGATATGCTCGTCTTTAGAATTAAAGGGCGCCCAACACATGTTGGCGTTTACTTAGGTAATAACGAATTTTTACACTGTCTAGCAGGACGCATGAGTTGTATTGAGCGTCTTGATAGTTTAACCTGGCGTAACCGTTTAGTGGGAGCTCATCGATGGATAATCAAGTCGTAGTACGATCGCTAGATCAAGCTCCTCTTAAATTTGAATTACAACCAGGCGTCTCTATTGCGCAACTCATAGAGTTAGCTGAGATTCCAAATGATGTAAAACCTTACGTTGTAGTATTAAATCATGGTACAGAAATCACTGACTGGTCATATATCACTAAAGATGGTGATGCATTATCTATCTGTATAGTACCACAAGGCGGCGGCGGTGGTAATAAAGGTGCTATCATTGGTACCATTGCGATCATTGCGATCGCTATTGCGGCGCCTTACGCTGCTGCAGCCATTTTGGGCACAACCGTTGCGACCTTAGGTGCGGCTGGAACTGCGCTCGCTATGGGTATCACAATGGTTGGCGCACTGGCCGTTAACGCTTTAATCCCTCCGCCGCAGCTTTCTCAAAATTCAATGAGTGGCGGAGGACCTTCAGAGGCAAATACGTACTCTTTAACCGGTCAATCTAATACGTCAAATGCATATGGCGTTGTACCGCGTGTGTATGGAACTCATAAGATGTTTCCACATATCGCTAGTACTCCATTAATTGATAACTCAGGCATCTCATCGATGATCTCCACGCTGTACGACTTTGGAGCCGGTGATTTAGATGTTGGTGAAATCTTTATTGGCGAAACGCCTGCAACTCAGTTTGAGGCTAGACTGCGCGTTCATCAGAATACGGCTACTCCAAATCTACAGTATGTATATTCTCAGGTTGCTTACGAGCAGATGGCTTATACGCTTGCTACGACTGGCGACGAAGTCCGTCTTCGAACTAAACCTGGCTCAAAAGATGCCGCCGTTGATATTCTTTTTCCAGAAGGTCTGGTAAGAATTAATGAAAAGAACGGCGAGAGAGAAGCATGGGCAATTGATCTCTGGGTAGAATGGAGAGAGCTGCCGTTTGGAGGTTTTCAAAGCGATAACACATATTGGCACGGTTGCACAATACAGCAGACAGCGTATAACGCGTACTCTGTAGTCAATAACACTCTTAGGCCTTTTGTTGTTGGCGTCCATATGACGTTTCCAAGACCAGGCGTATATGAAGTTAGAGTGTATCGGCACAGCGCTAAACCCATAGATGAAAAGGTCCGCGACGTATGCCGCGTGACGATGTTAAAGTCATTTGCACCGGGCAACGTAGTTAATCTACAGATCCCACATACAATGGTCGAGCTACAGGTTGTTGCTTCAGATAAACTGTCTGGAACAGTGAGCAACTTAAGCGCCACCGTTACTTCTCGACTAAGAGGATGTAGTGTCAATGGCTTTACAGGTGTAGGACCTACAAGAAATCCTGCACATATAATACTTGACGTACTTACTGGTGCATCTAATCC